ATAGGTACCTCTATATAACCCCCATCAGGCAGCAGCAGGTGCATCTTGCCACAGGCTCATATCCATCCCGATGGCCTTAGTATCAAACATAATCGCCTTACAAGCTCCCGAGACTACCCCAGTGCCTGAGGCTAACCGCTTGGTTACTGTCTCGCCCTTTGAAAGCAGTTTCAGGCTGTTAAGGGAGAACTGTCGCTTCACACAATAGTCACGTAGGATAACGGAAGAGATAAACAACTTCCCCGTATCCGGTTCAAACCGGCCCATAATCCGGTTGATGTTCCTATTCTGGGGTGGTGATTGCAGTCCCATTGAATCAGGCAAGTCATTAATAACTAAGATATCCCCGTGGTTCTCGGTTAGGAAGTCTGATATCAGGGCAGCGTGGTCAGTCACGCAACCTAGAACTTCCCCCCTCATCTTGTTTATTTGGGCACCCATGAACCCAATGTTTGCTGTAACATCAAAGTTATGAAGCCCCAACTCCTTAGTAATCCATGCGGTTGTGTACAATACAGCAAACGCTGTCGACCAATGCCTTTCTTTGCTTGTGAATTTAAACTTCTTATCTAGTGTAGCCTGTGTCTGGCTAACTAACTTCTCTATGTTCCCTGAGTTCTCAACAAGCCAAGATGCCCAGATATGCCCTGCGACACCATAGTTCGTGTTCATTAGTCGGAACACCCTATCAGCAAAGGCCTTATCCAGTACTGGGGTGCCACGCATATCAAACTCAAACAGGCGCATGTTCTCACCCTCAGAGGATGCCTTCAGGGAAGATATCTTATCCCGTAAGGATGCGTTTGCACTTGCAATAACATTAAGCCACCATCGGGTTGTATTGACTCGTTCCTGATTGGCACTGCCTGCCATCCGCTCCTTACCCCGCCCGTGGGTACCCATATAAACTAGGTCACTACAAGACATCGGGTCTTTGTTGGTTATCTCGTCGATGCATAGGGTGATACTGTTAAAGACCCCCATGCGGTGTGCTACCGCATTGACTGTATCGTGAGGCATGGACATCATCTCCTGCGGGTGCCCCCATATAGAGTTGCACAGTCGGCTTAGTGTGGTTTTGCCCACCCCAGACTCATCGCTAATCATGGTGGTCAAGATACCTGGTTGATTAATCTTATGGAGCATTGGGGAACTTAACGCTAGGAAAAACATAAACTGGTGTATCTCAAATCCTGGCGCGTTGTATACATCTGGCACTTGTCTCCAAGTGGCCAAATCCCCCTCAACCCTAAACATGTGGTGGTAGTTCTCTGTCGTAACTGATGGCGGACAGTTGCGAATACCTTCTTTTGAATACTCTCTATCCCCCACGACAAATGTTCCATCTTCTTGCCATCCCATTTGGTTGCGTGCTTTCTCTTCTTTTTGCATGTGTTGTAGCTCCTGTGTTGATGTTATTAAATAATTACTTATCTCGTTGAGGGTTTTATCCCCCGCTGCGACTCCTTGCTTACATATTATCTTTCTAAATTCCACGCCCGGGTTCATAGCAGCTAGTGGTATAGAAAACTCTCTTACACCATCCAAAGGCATGTGAAGCCTACATAATATTTGCTGCCCTGTCTCAGTATCAAACAACCTTCCATAAGCATACAGGTCGTTTGGATAGATACATACATTCTCAAACGTACCGTCTTCCGACTTCATACTTTTATATAGGCCGCCCTTAACCCCCCGAGAGTATGGTTTTGGTGGGACGGGTACGACTACTGAGCTCTTTGCTTTGTAGAATGCTTTTAGTGCAACCACCGCTGCTTTGTGGTCAAATGGTGCTGGTTCCGTGGTTTCTATTTCTGGTTCTTTTACCTCCTCCTTTTTAACTTCTATCTGTACTACTACGGGCGCGTCAATAGTTACCACATCTACGCATAACTTAAGGGGGCTTGAAATCTTCCCCCAGAAAGGGCACTCCGTGCATACCCCCGGGCGCTGTGAATTAAATATAGTACAGCTGTGTGCCCCGTTTGTTCCTTGTGCTTTCTGTATTGTCTTTGCCGCCGAGTAGCTTGAATGTTGGTTCGACACCATATGTATTGCTTTGTCGGCATCGGAACAACATTGGGCTACGGATAGCACAGACCTCCACATCGGCTCATCTATCTCTTCTTGGTTCTCTATGGCGTAGTTTATCTGTGCACAGCCACCCTTCTCGCTCCCCCGGACAACAAGCCTCTTAAACATAAGGAGGCTGCTACCAAGAAGTGTCTGGTTTATTGTGCTTGCCTTCCGCCGGGGCGGTACTCCTGGGATGTTTAGGTTGTTTGTATATACCTCAACCTTCTTACCTGCCTTTTGTTTAGGCGGGGTATACACCTTATCTATTTGCGCTATAAAGTCACCAATGGATACCTCGTCCCCGTGCGTATGTAACTGTACGTGGGTTGGTGGGGTGAATCTATAGTTCAATGTATTAGGTATACGCAAGATCCTGGCGCTATCTGCTGTACATACCGGGTCAATCCTAAGCCCTGCTGCAAGGCATGTTGCCTTTAATTTCTCTGCGACTGGTTGCCAAACATCTTTACTAATTGCCTCGGTTAGGGGCCAGTACACGTGCCACCCATTGCCCGAGTCTACTATTGTCGGTTGGGGCAGCGTGTTCGTGCTACAGAAATCTTGTATAGCAGCGAGTCCCTCTTCTTTGGTTGAGTAATCAACCGTTGGGGATTTGTTTTTACAATCTACGTCTAGCCAAAAAGCTTTTAATTCTTGTACGTTCTTTTGTGTCCGTGATGAACTATCTTTAAAGGAAGCCATTGCATAGTATGCATTCTTCCCTGCTCGTGATGCCGTAATACCTGCGTTAACTAATTCGGTCCTGTCACTAAAAAACACTTGACGCGGGGCATCATTATGTATTGTTGTCAGGCAGTAAAAGCCAGTAGGAGGCACTACGCTTTCTATAAGCGTATCCATAGTGTCCTATCCGAAGTCGAATTCTAGTTGTACTGGGTCTGTGTTCTTCTGTTCTGGTGTTGTTTCTTCTGTCGGTACTGCTTCATTCTCTTCGCTCATTATATCCTCCAAGGGTAAAATAGCCCCCACACATGTGGGGGCTAGTGCGACTAAACTGCCTTAACCCCAAGCGTCGAGTGTGCCCTTAAGCGTGGACTCCCTAGACTTCTTAACAGCTACAACAGGCTCGTCATCTCCCTCGTCATCGACTACAGCAGCCTTCTTAGTAACCTCAGCAACTGGCGTTGGTTCGGGTGTGTTAGGAAGGGCTTTCGGCTTTGTAGGTACACGTACATCCGTTATCTGCACAGCTGTCGGGCTGCTTCCCTGGGCTTGCACAATCTCGCTCTCGTCTTGTGACAGGAACCTTACCGTAGCGAAATTCAGTTTTGGTGTGTCGGTGTTGTCATCGAACTTCAGCCTAGTAACAACGTCATCTAAGTTTACAGGCGGGTTGTTAGCGTCCATCCTGCGCACATAAGCATCGAGAGGCATGTCATCAGCACCGTTACCGTCACCGAATATAGATGTAGCAGCTAGTTTCAACTCATACACATCACCCGCGATGTCGTTCTCCATGACCACAGCAAGCCGACGGCTATACTTACATGCCCTTGACGTACCTGTACCTGACCCTTTTATGTTCTGCGGACAGCTTGCACACTTCCCTGCTTGTTGGTCGAGCACACCTGAATCTGGCGTAACTCCATCCAGAGATGAGCAGTCGGGTGCGGCGGTCTCGCCCTTCTTATACTGTCCTGCATAGAAGGTGCGGCTATTACTAGCAGCAGTGCGGACTACAACAACATTCATCTCACGGCTCTTGCTGACGGTGACTTCTTTACCCCCAACTATCAAGCGGAATACACCCCCTGACAAACCAATCTTCTTGTTACTGCCACCACCACCGCCAATGATGTTCTTTGTGGCGTCACTTCTACCCCTAGCGACGATGTGGGCTGGTACGATTGATTCGGCTATACTAATTATTGGTACGTTTTTCATTTTACTCCCCCTATTGTATTAACATTAATAAACTCTTCTACTGCGTGCTTGTGGTACAGTATTCGTTTCCCCACCCGCACATATGGCGGTCCTACATTCTCTCTGCGCCACCTATCTATCGTTGAGCGGCTTATCCCCAAATACTTAACAAGCTCGTTTACCGACAGGCAACCACTAGGCTCCGACATCATTAACTCCCTTCTTCGGCTTCCTTACAGACAGTGTGTACGACCTATCTATATTTAGTCCTGGCGGGTAATCGTCAGGGTGTTCAGCGACCCACTCTTTCATGTTTGTCTGCTGCACTCTTTTCTCTAGCAGTTCCAGTGCTCCGTTGTCTAAAATATATTGATGTAGTGCAGCCCAATCGCCCGTCCAGTATCTATCTTTAATTGTCCTAGTAACTGTACCATGCGCTGTACGCACCGACTCAACCCCCTGCTCATTCATCATCTCCATTATTGCCGTTCGTACCCCCTCTCGTTGTGTTTCTATATCTGTTACTTCTTCCTCTAACTTCTTTAGTGCTACTCCCATCTTCTGGTCTATTGCGACTAAACCATCAATCGTCACGTTCATTACGTCCCCCTTTTTGTACTCGGATACGGAGTATAGCAGTGTCAAGCTATGTACGCAAGTATCAGGATGTACTTATTATTCGTTCAACACATCTGTATACAAATCAACCAGTTTCTGGTGATGCTCTACTTTCCCGTTAAGCATCTGGTACATCATTCGCTCTGCTGGGCTGCCTTGAATCAATATAATTGTTACCTTATGGTCTTGCCCTTTTCTGTGTGCCCTTGCGTTTGCTTGTAAGTACGTCTCCACACTAGCTGTCGGTCCAAACCATATCACCGTATTTGCAGCAGTCAGCGTTATCCCGTGCGCTGCCGCTTGTGGTTGGATGATAAGCACCCGTGGGTTTGGGTTTGTCTGAAACTGTTGGATGATAGTCGCCCGTTTAGATGCAGGTACTTTCCCATTAATCACAGCGCAAGTTATTTTCTTCTTCTGCAAGAACGCTTCTATAACCCCTATGGTGTGCGTGAAGGGGGCAAAGATAATAACCTTACGTAGGCTCTCATCAATCACCGCTTCAACTTCCGACAGTCGGTTTGATACGTCGAAGTGTATTACCTCTCCGTTATCTGTGTATGCTGACCCACAGCTAATCTGCAACAACTTATTCATCTTCACCGCTGCATTCACCGCAGTAACTTCCTCACCCGCAGCCTCTATTAACATCTGAGTCTTGAGCATGTTGTAGTACTTCGTTTGCTGCGAGGTCAGTGGCACGTCTCTTGTTTCATATACCATGTCGGGTAGGTCTAAGCACTCCTCCTTGGTGTATCGTATTGCGGGCTGTAGTGCCTTAAATACTATGTCGTTTGCCCGGGGTCTAGGAGTCCACCTAAACTGTGTTACCTTCTGCATCACTAAGTCTTTCCAAGCACCGAGATATGCAGGTACATTATGGGGGCACACTAACTTAGCAAGCCCGTATGCATCCTCTGGTGATTGCGCAGCGGGGGTTCCTGTCATTAGTATCAACCTGGCCCCATTCTTAGTTAGCTTGTTAAATATCTTCCATCTGTCGGTGCGCGGGTTCTTTAGGTAGTTAGCTTCATCCACAATGATGCAGTCGAAGTCGGCCGCGATTATCTCGTCTATAACGATCTCAACCCCATCGTAGTTGATGACGACAAAATCATACTTACCCTCAATGATGCCCCGCCTAGTCTTTGGTGTTCCGTGTGCTATACCTACTGAGCGATGGGGCAACACCTGAAATAGATCTTGCTGCCAAGCTGCTTTCATAATAGACAACGGGCACACTACAAGTACCCGTTTTATCTGTTTGTGTTTTAGCAAGTAATCCGCTGCCCACGCAGCGCTGGCCGTCTTCCCCACCCCCTGCTCATTGAATACAAAACACTTGTGGTTCGCCACAATAAACGATGCTGTGACTTTCTGGTGCTCCATTGGAATGAACCTACCACTCCACTTGTATTCTTTGAGTATGGTTGAGGGCACGTTTCTGATGCCTAGTCGGGTTAGTGCATCCACGTTCTCATGGTCCCACTTAACTAATATCTCGTGCAGCCCCTCACCGACTTCTCCTAGGTACTTACTATTTGCTATGGTGTCTGTAAATTTATCTGGGTTTCTAACTACGAGTAGTAGTGCTTTGTTGTCCAGAATCTCCATTAGGTTTTCTTCTCGCCTTTCTTGTGCAGGTTGCGCTTCTCGTTGGCGTTAACAGATGTCAGCCTTAGGTTACTCTTAGCTGCAGTCCCACCATTCTCTAGTGGTATGATATGGTCAATCTGTTTACCCTTACGGTCTATACCTGCCTTGTCGTATAGGGCACGTGCCTTAGCGCGAATCTTTTGTTTCTTGTCTTCGCCTGTTCTCTTTTGATATTCCCACTCGCGCGCCCACTCTGGGTCGCCTTTGGGTAGGTTTGGTTTACGCGGCATGTTACTTCCTTTCTCTAAAATGTGGACAATCTCTAACTACGCACCAACCGCAAAGCCCTGTGGGGTTCTCATTCCACACGCCCGACTCCTGTGCGTTCTCTATGTTTGCTATCTTTACACCCCATTTATTCCATTTAGCTTTCTCGTCTTTCCTTTCGTATGATGCAGGTATAATTTTATTGTGTACTACGAAAAGCAGCGCGGCCTTTACTTCTTCTATCTCTGGGAACAACCTAAATACCATCAGCGCCATCAACTCTAGCTGCTCTGGGTCGGGGTAGTTAGCCTTGCCTGTCTTGTAATCGAATATGGTGGCTCGTTTCTTATCCCTGTCTATGATGACTAGATCGGCTACCCCACGGATGAATACATCTGCTGCAAAGA